TGTTACTAACGGGACAACTTACTCAAATAAAGGTCGTTGGACTGATGGTGATTTAGTACGTTTTGAAAATGGTTCTTTAACACCTATTGGCGGTTGGGAAAAATTAAGATCTACAGCATTAACGGGTACACCAACTGGGATGTATTCTTATGTAACCAATGCAGGCAAACAAGTATTAGCTGTTGGAACAAGATCTAAAGTTTATGTTTTATTTGATGGCACTTGGTATGACATTACACCATCTAACTTTGTTACCGATGCTTCTACAGACCCTTTGGGTTTTGGTGCTTATCAATACGGACAAGAAGATTATGGTGATGCTCGTTCACAATCTGGTTTAACTTTTAATACACATTCTTTTTCTTTTGATAATTTTGGTGAATTTTTAATTTTTACTTGTTCTAGTGATGGCAAGATATATCAATGGCAACCTGCTTCACCAAGCGCAGTTGCTACGGCAGTAACTAATGCACCAGTAGGTAATCAAGCGGTTATTGTTTCTAATGAAAGACATCTAGTAGCTTTAGGTTCTGCTAGTGATCCTCGTAAAGTTGCTTGGTCGTCAAGAGAAGCATTAAATACTTGGACAGCTTCAGCAACTAACAGCGCTGGTGATTTACAAGTACCAACTGGCGGTAGAATTTTAGGTGGTAAAAGATGGCAAAATGAAATTGTTATTTTTACCGATGTTGGAATTAATAGTATGTATTACACTGGGCAACCATTTATTTATGGCATTAGAGAAGCTGGAACAAACTGCCGAGCTATTGGCATACGTTCAGTTGTTCATGCAGGTAATTTCTTAGCGTGGATGGGTGAAAATTCTTTCTTTATTTATGATGGCAGTGTTAAAGAAATACCGTGTGAAGTAAATGATTATATTTTTGATAATTTGTATTATCTAAACAGAAAAACTGTAGCTGGTGGACATAATTCAAACTTTAATGAAATTTGGTGGTTCTTTCCTAGTGATGCTACTGCTTCTACTTCTAATCCAGTGCCAGATAAATATGTTATTTGGAACTACAAAGAAAATGTTTGGTCGATTGGTTCAATGGAAAGAAGCTGTTGGACAGATCAAGGTGTATTTGATTATCCTATCGCTTGCGATAGTGCTGGTAATGTTTATCAACATGAAAGTAAGTCTTTATTTAATTCACCAAGTTTAGGTACATCTGTACCTTTTTGTGAATCAGGGCCAATAGAAATTGGCAATGGTGATAATTATATGCAGTGCAATCAAATCATTCCTGATTCAGAAGCTAATTCTTTACCTGGTGTCACGCTTAGTTTTAAAGGACGTTTTACACCATTAGGGCCTGAAACAGATTTTGGTTCTTTTAGTTTTGATTCATCTGATGGTTACACCGATGCAAGATTTTCCGCTCGTCAGGTACAAATGAAAGTAACTGGTGATACTAACCAAAACTTTAAAGTTGGCAAAATACGTTTAGACCTGAAAAAAAGAGGTCGTAGGTAATGTTCGTTAATGCGCTGCCACAATATTATCAAGGTTTAACTAATGCAAAAGTTGATCTAACTACTACTAATGTTACGACTTTATATACTGCACCTAGCAGCGATACTTTTAATATATCAGTAGTTACTTCTATTTTGGTTTCTGAAGATTCAGGCAATGCAGATACTTTAACTGTAACGCTTACCAATGGTAGTGATGTATTTAGTTTATTTAAAACAAAATCTATTTCAGCAAATGGTACAACAGAATTATTAACTAAAGATTTAGTATTACAATCTGGTGAAATATTAAAAGTAACAGCTGCTACCGCTAACAGACTTCATGTGGTTGCTAGTATTCAAGAATTCTCACAACAAAGATAATGACTTTAGAATTAGTTAAAGACAAAAATACGATAGAAATAGAATTTAAAGAAGCGTGGCTTAAAGCAAAGCCTTTATTGGAAAAGGCGATAAAACACCAAAAAGAATACACAATAGACGATATTCACGATAAAATTAGTCAAGGAATTTTCCTCTTGTGGCCAGGAAAACAATCTGTAATGATAACTGAGTTTATCGACTTTCCCCGTCTTAGAGCCATGAATTTGTTATTTTGCGGTGGGGATTATGAAGAACTAGCTTCAATGTTACCGAGTCTTGAAGCATTTGCTAAAAATGCAGGTGCAACAAAACTTTTTGGCGGTGGCAGAAAAGGTTGGCTTAGAAAAATAAAACATCTGGGATTCAAACCAGAATATATAATAAGTAAAGAATTATGAGTAAAGGCGCACAAACATCAACAACATCAATTCCTCAATATCAAGAAGATGCACAAAAAGACGTGTATGCACTGGCTAGACAAGCATCTGCTCCTGGTTCATTCACACCAATAAGAAATCCACTTGATTATGTAGCTGGTGAAAATCAGCTTGATCGTACAGTAGAAAACATGGCTCTTGGCTTGCAACGAGATCCTAATTTAGCTAATTTACAAAATGTTGCAGGTATGTCTGCACCTATGGTTAATCCTGCTAGTGTTGGTAATTTAACACCAGGTTTATTAAGCAATACAGGCTTATTAAGAAATACTGATTTAACGCCTTATCAAAATCCTTTCCAAGAACAAGTTATTGATAACACTTTGCTTGATTTAGACCGAGCTAGACAAATGGCTGTTGGCCAAGACCAAGACAGAGCAATTTCTGCTGGTGCATTTGGTGGTTCTCGTTCTGGTGTTTTAGAAGCAGAAACAAATAGAAATTTTGCTGATAGAGCGGCTAATAGAGTTGCTACATTAAGACAAAATATGTTTGACAGAGCTACACGACTTGCTGAAGGTGATATAGGCAGACAAATGAGCGCTGACCAATTTAATTTAGGCTTTGATCAAAGAGCAGCTTTAATGAATCCAGAACTAGCTTTACGTGATAGAGCAATGGATGCAAATATATATGGTCAATTAGTAGATCAACCATACCAACAAATTGGCTTATTATCTGGTTTAGCTGGTCGTGATAGAAGTATTGAACAAGCTCAAAAAGATGCTCAGTTTAATGAATTTATGCGTAGGCAAAATGACCCAGCAAGACGACTTGGTTTACTTACATCAGGAGTTAGTGGTGTCCCAATATTACCTACGACAACCGATAGAAAGAAAACTGGTTTTGGCGATGTATTAGCTGCTGGTGCGCAAATAGCTGGAGGTTTTCTTGGCTCTGATAAAAGAATGAAAACTAATGTTAAAAAATTAGGTACGGTAAATGGCATAAACATTTATTCTTGGACTTGGAATAAATTAGCTCAATCAATGGGTTGGGATAAAAAATATCAATACAATGTTGGAGTTATGGCGCAAGAAGTTAAACACATACCTGGCGCAGTACAAGAAGATGAAAATGGTTATCTATTAGTTAATTACGGAGTTTTATAATGGCGACCATGTTTGATCTTGATAATTTACAAAATCAATCTCTTTTGAATATACCAAACGATACTGGTTTTGCTGTTAGGCCTGATTATTCCAAAGCTGGGAGTAACATGGCTAGATTAAGTGGTTTTGATTTAAAAAGCGAAGCAGAACTAAATGCTATGAATCAAGCAGAGGTTGATAAATATAGTGAAAATAGATTAGCTGCTCGTAATAAAGGCATTGGTGAATTGTTATATATGTTTTCTGATGCTCTTGGAGGTAGAGATATACAAGGTCGAGCACAAGCAAGACAACAAAACCGTATGTTAATGCAACAAGATCAAGAGCGTATAGCCAGACAGCAACAGCTTAATGAATTTATAACAAATGCAAATATCCCTGATTCACAAAAAGCATTGCTTGGTAATTTGCCATTTGATGTGCAAGCAGAAATTTTAGCTAAACAAGAGTTTGGCAATAATAAAGATAGAAAAATTGTAAAAGGTGCTGATGGTTTTAACTATTTTGTAGGTACAGGCGAAAGAGTTTTGCCAGAAGTATTACAAAATAATAAAGATAGAAAATCATACAAAGCTGGGGATGGTTTTCTACGCTATGAAGATGATGGCTCAAGAGTATTTCCTAATGTTGAAAGATATAATAAAGACTTTGTTGAGCCAACACCAGACAACCCAATGGGATTAACTAAAAAAGAAATTTTTGATAGATCAGATAAACTTAGTGATGATTTTAGAGCAGGATCTAAAGACTTTATTGTTGCAAGAGATTCTATGAATAGAATACTTGACGCAGCAAATAACCCCTCACCATTTGGCGATTTATCAATTATCTTTGGCGCTATGAAACTTCTTGATCCTAACTCTGTTGTTAGAGAAAGTGAATTTAAAACAGTAGCAGATGCAGCACCATTATTAGAAAGAATTGGATTTAGTAAAAATAAAATTGAAGCAATACAAGCTGGTAATAAATTAACAGACCAACAAAGAAATGATGTTGTTGGAACTGTTTTGAAATTTTATGAATCCGCAGAAGGCTCACAAAATCTATTACAAGAATCTTATTCTAATAGAGCTATGCAAGCAGGAATAAATCCTGAAAGTGTTTTAATTAATTATGGTGCAAATGTTACGCCTAAAAAAAATAATTTTGAATTTTCTTTAAGTTTACAAAATATGATGCCAGAACAATTAAAAGCTTTAGACACAAACAATTTTACGGAAAAAGAAAAAGAAATATATTTAAGAGAATTAAAAAAACTTAGTCAATAATGTCTGAAATAGATAAAAAAATACAAAAAGAACTAGACAGGCTATCTAATCCAACCACACCAACAACAGATGTTGGTATGGCAAGTGGTATAGCTGGTCAAGCCCTACAAGGCCTTACTTTTGGCTTGTCAGATGAAATTGGAGCTGGTGTTGGAGCAGCTTTTGATAGTGTTTTTACTGACCAATCATTTAACAATTCTTTTGATAAAAGAGTTTCTGATTCAAAGGATAAATTAAAATCTTTTAGTGAAGCAAATCCTAAAACTGCATTGGCCGCAGACATTGTAGGATCTATAGCTCCTGTAGCTGCTTCATTGTTATTAACACCTTTTACTGGCGGAGCAAGTTCTTCTGGAATTGCTGCAACTGGAGCAAGAATATTAAGCAATCCTTTGTTAGCTGGAAAAATTGCAAAACCAGGTGGAGGTCTTTTATCTAAAAGTTTTGAAGCTGGCAAAATAGGAGCATTACAAGGTGGAGTTGCTGGCGCAGGTTACAGTGAAGGCGATATACTTGATAGAAGTTTAGGAACTGCTATAGGGGTTGGTGCTGGCGCAACTCTTGGGGGTATTACACCTAGCGTCTTAACTGGAGTTGGTAAGGTGGCTGGTTCTGGAATAAATAGGGTAAAAAATCAATTTGTAAAACCTCAGTTTAGTAAAGATGAAACAAAAGCAATTAAAATAATTTCAGAACAATTTGCAAGAGATGAAATCCCAGTAGAACAAGTTATACAGAAAATAAAAAACAATGTATCTTCTGATGCTTTAGAAGGAGTTGCACCAATAGAAATATTGGCAGATTATGGCGGCAATGCTGTTAAAAGAAAATTAAGAGGAATTAATATTAGAGTTCCTGGTTTAAATATTGGCGAACAATTAACAGAAAGAACTACTGGAACTATGGAACAAAAGGCTTCAGACTTTCTTGCTGGCGATACGCCTAATATTCAATCTACAAGAGTTTTAAATACTTTAGAAGATACTGCAAAAAAAGGAATTGATACAAAAAATATGAATTTAGAATCTGGTATTGATGATGTTATAGCAAGTGTTGATAAAAAATTAACTCCTTTATATGACGTAGCTTACGCAAAAAATACCAATGTTAATGATTTAGAAGTTTATAAATATTTAGAATCAGATTCTATTTTAAAAAATGCTTACAACGATGCAACAAATCTTTATCGACAAAAATTAGTTGCAAGAGGAATTGAACCTGTTGAGATACCAAAACTTAATAAATTATTAATAAAAGAAAAAGGAAAGGTTGTTGATATAAGCCAAACATTGCCTTTAGAGTTTTTAGATTTAATTAAAAGAGTTGCAGATCAAAAAACTTATCAACAAATTATGAAGGGCAGTATAAACAAGCAAATGTCTGGCCCTAGAAAAAAAATAGCAAATAATTTTAGAGATTTATTAAAAAATGCTGTTAATGGAGATGAATATGTTGGTGCATTAAATCAAGCTGCTGATAACTTTGCTTTGAAAGATGCTTTTGATTTAGGTTCTAAATTTCACAAACCATCTGCAACTGGCAAAATGTTTGAAAAACAATTTAAAAAATTTAAAACAAATGCAGAAAAAGATGCTTTTAGAATAGGAGTTTTTCAAGAAATAGTAAAAGATATAAATAAAATTAGTGATAGCCAAGATTTAGTTAAAAAAATATTTAACAGTCCAAACTTAAGAACAAAAATATCTACTTTATTTCAAAACAATAAAGAAGCTGAAGAACAATTTATAAATAAATTACTTAGAGAAGCTGAAATAACAAGCACAGGTCAAACTGTTACTGGTAATTCTAATACAGCAGAAAAACTTTTTGATGCTGACGAAGCTGCTCAAAACATTTCAGATTTTGTAGTTGCATTTAACGAACCAACTGGAGCAGCAGGTATTAGGTCACAATTTAGTTTAGGAACAAAAGCTAGAGATCTTATTTCTAATCCATTAGAAAAAACATCAAGAAATGTTGGTAATGTTTTATTAGAACAAGATATAAACAGGCAACAAGAAATTTTAAAACTTATGCAACAATTAGAACAAACTCGAAAACTAAAAAATGTTTATCAAGATGCTGCAGGTGGAGCAGCTATTAGATCTGGAACAAATTATCTAAATGAATTGTTAAATAATTAATAGAGAAAAACAATGTCACGCAAGACCGAACGGATTGGTCGTCATGGTGAATATTATACCGCCAG